ATTTACAAGTGGAGTTGTAGATGATGATTTTCTTAGAGTAGCAGGAACATCTATAGAAGGTCGTAGTGCATCAGAAGTTCTTTCAGATATTGGTGGTCAGGCCGCACTTACATTTGGAAAGTCAGACACAAATGCGTTAAAGCTTGAAGAAGCTGTAACAACAAATGACATACTATTGGCAGGTTCAAGTAATGTTAAAGGTAGAACATACACTGAACTTAAATCAGATTTATCGTTAAATAACGTAGAAAATACAGCAATTAGCACTTTTGCTGGGTCATCAAATATTACTACTGTAGGAAGTTTATCTGGATTAGCTGTTACTGGCGATGTAACTCTAACATCTACAGCAGATACTGGGCCAGTTATAAATTTAATTTCTAATGATCATTCAGATGCTGCTGATTTTAATACTGAAGGTTCT